TTATTATTATTATTATTATTATTTTTAGTAAGGAATAGGAGTATATATTATATATTTATATATATAGTAGAGTAGAGAGAGAAAATAGGGAAAATTAGGGAAAATTGTGTAAAAAGTCAAAACCATTAATACAAAACCTAAAAACCATATAACTCACGGTCACTTAATATAAATTAAAATGAAAATAAAAGACGACTGGATTGAAGAATTATATTATAGAGAATTTATAAAACCTAAATTACAACCAAAAGATTTTTACTGGGAAGAAGGTAGAATGGTGATGACAGAAGAGTACCACAAAAAAAGAGGCTATTGTTGCGGTAACAACTGTAGACACTGTCCATACCAACCAATCCATCAACAAAACAATAAAGTATTAGCATAACAACCAACACTATAATAAACCAATCTTTGAAGTATTTATTATAAAAAAGAAATGCCAACACAAAGATACGGTATAACATTTCCATTTGTAGATAGTCCAGAAGGATTTTTTTTAGGACTAAACACAGATACGGATAGTGAAGTGAGGTCTAACCTAATTCATTTAGTACTTACCCCAAAAGGGTCTAGGTATTTTTTACCTGATTTTGGTACTAATTTAAATAAATATGTTTTTGAATTAATGGATACCACCACTAAAATATCTATTGAGAGAGAAATAAGGGAAGCGGTCAATAAGTATATACCGGGATTAACCATAAATAGTGTTGAGGTAAAAACTTTAGAAGATTTAAAAGCTGAAGAAAAATTAAATGAACAAACTACAGATTTATCGATGGATGATGGTAATATGAGTTTTGTTGGTGAAGCACAAAGAAATTACTCCATGAGAGTTAGAATTGATTACACATCAGGAGATGGTGTGTTTGAAACTAAAGATTTTGTTATAATAGATTTATAGTATGGCAGAGAAAAAAATAGCATATACAGAAAGAGATTTTCTAGGAGTAAGAAATGAGTTATTAAGATTAACTAATACTTACTATCCAGATTTAATTAAAAACGCGAATGACGCTTCTATATATTCTGTATTTTTAGACCTTAATGCTGCGGTAGCAGACAATTTAAACTTCCAGATAGACAGGACATTCCAAGAGACAGTTTTACAATACGCACAAGAAAGAAGTTCTTTATATAATATAGCAAAAACTTATGGGTTAAAAATACCTGGTAATAGACCTTCTGTTACGGTTGTAGATTTGTCTATCATAGTACCAGTATTAGGTGATAAAGAAGATTTTAAATATTTGGGTAGATTAAGAGCTGGTTCACAATTTAGAGGTGCGGGTCAAGTATTTGAGTTGGTTGAAGATTGTGATTTTTCATCTCAATACAATGCAGAAGGAGTACCCAACCAAACTAAAATACCTAATAAAGACGCAAATGGGATAACCCAAAATTACACAATAGTGAAGAGAGAGGTTGTTGTTAATGGGATAACTAAAGTATTTAAAAAAGAAATTACAGATGCGGACTCCAAACCGTTCTATAAAATATTTTTACCTGAAAAAAATGTAATTGGTGTAACATCCGTAATACAAAAACCAGGACTAGGATACCAAACTATACCAGCAAATAGTGAATTCCTATCAACCACTTCTAATAAGTGGTATGAAGTTGAAGCATTAGCACAAAATGAAGTTTTTGTGTTAGACCCATCTATACCTGCTGATATGCCAGGAATTAAAGTTGGTAAATATATAACAGTACCACAAAGATTTATAACAGAATTTACACCGGAAGGATTTTTTCATTTAACATTTGGTAGCGGTAACCAAACCTCCCAAGACCTATTAGATAATTTTGCATCTAAAGGTGTTAAATTAAATATGTCTAAATTTTTAAATAATATAGCTTTAGGTAATTCAGTTAAAGCAAATACCACACTTTTCATACAATATAGAGTTGGGGGTGGTAAAGCCGCAAATATTGGAGCTGGTGCAGTTAATACGGTGGGTACTATAGATTTTGTGGTCGGCGGTCCTAGTCAACAAATAAACCAAACTGTCGTAAGTAGTTTAGCTGTGACTAATACTACCGCTGCTATCGGGGGAGCAAACCAAATGACACCAGATGAAATAAGAAATTATATATCTTTTAATTTTGCAGCTCAAAATAGAGGGGTGACAATTAATGATTATGTTTCTAAATTAAGAACTATGCCGGCTACATTTGGTGCACCTGCAAAAGTTGGTGTAACAGAAATAGAAAATAAAGTTAACGTTAATGTACTTTCATACACCCCAGATGGTAAACTAACTTCATTAGTTAGTGAGACTCTTAAAAATAATATAGCAAATTATTTATCTAATTATAGGATGTTAAACGACTATGTTGTTGTGGGTGCCGCTAGAGTGATAGATTTAGCTTTTTCTATTGACCTAATTTTAGAAAAAGATGCAAATGAAGGTGAAATAGTGACTAATGTTATAACCAAAATAAGTGATTATTTTGCTGTTGACAAAATGGAATTAGGTGAAGACTTAGCTTTAGGTAACCTAAGAGCTTTTATCATGAACCAACCGGGAGTCTTAAATCTAACTGATATTTTAGTTTTTAATAAAGTAGGGGGTAATTATTCACAATCAGTAACAACACAACCTTATGTTAACGCGACTACAAAACAAATAGGGTTAATTGACGATACTATCTACGCTCAACCAAACGAAGTACTTCAAATACGTTTTCCAAACCAAGACATCGCAATTAGATACAAGAAACCATCTAAACCAGTACTTTAATAATCTTTACTATAACCCCATGTTAAGTACTTTTAGTTTTAATGGTGGAACTATTTATGTTATAAGCACCATAAATGCAATAAATTATTTTAGGGGGTGTAATAATATAAACTATGGGTAAATCATTTAGAGTAAGGACAGATGTTAGAGTTGGTGGAGCAAAAGACAAGAATGTAACTTTTGAACTCAGCCAAAACTTTGACTTACTTGAAATTCTTAGTCTTTCATTAACACAACAAGATGTTTATACACGTATGTGTGCAGATTTTGGTGTAGTTGTTGGTAGGGTTATAACTAACGGAGGATTCGGAATACCAAACGCCAAAGTATCTATATTTATCCCACTAACCGAAGAAGATGAACAAAACCTCGTAATAAAAGAACTTTATCCCTTCAAAGAACCCTTTGACGTAACTGAAGATGGTAAAAGATATAATCTATTAAGTAGCGAACCAAACTTTGACTGTCATGTTACAGTTGGTAGTTTTCCTACATTAAATGATGTTTTAAACAAACAAGAGGTAAAACACGTGTACGATAAGTACTATAAGTATACGGTTAAAACTAATGAGTCAGGTGACTTTATGATATATGGTGTTCCAGTAGGGGACCAAACTATCATCATGGATGTTGATGTAAGTGACATAGGTTGTTTTTCTTTATTACCAGAAGATTTTAAGATAAAAGGATTTCCAGACTCTGATTTTGATGGAGCAAAATTTAGAGATGATGTGGTTATAGACAGTCTACCTCAAGTACTAAGTCAACAAAAATCTATAGATGTTAGACCTTTTTGGGGTGACGAAGAATTTTGTAGAGCGGCAATAACTAGGGTTGATTTTGATTTAGGACAAACAGGGTTTAAATTAGAACCTAATGCTGTGTTTATGGGTAGTACCGCATCTGATACTGACAAAGATTCTGTAAATAAAAACTGTAGACCAAAAGCAGCAATGGGTGAACTATGTAGTCTAATATCCAAACCAGGGATAATAGACTGTATAAGGTATACCCCATTTTTCCAAGATGACCCAAATGCTTACCCCGCTTATACAGCAGGAGGGTGGGGTGCACCTCTAGGTGGTGAAGTTCCAATACTTGAAAGATTTTACTTACCTAATGGGGGTAGGGTAATTGACGATACAGGTTCTTTCTTAGTCCACATACCAATGAATTTAGATTATATGACAACTAATGAATTTGGGGAAATGGTACTTTCAGATGACCCAAGTATAGGGGTGCCTACTAGAGCGAGATGTAGATTTAGAATAAGACCTGAACAAGCAACTGGAGGAGCAAGACAAAGAAGAATAGCTAGTTACCTAGTACCTAACATCAGGGAATTTTATGACCCATGGGCAGGTGACGATAATGGGGATTGGCCAGGTATAGACCCCTCTTCTTACGCTTTTTCTGTAAATTATAGTGACTACAATCCTTGGGCACAAAGAAATTTAATGCCTGCAGCAAAAGATGTTTTTTATGACATGACATTTAACAGGGTATATACTTTTTCACAATTTCATGACCATATTAAACATGGAGGTAGAAGAGAATTTGTGGGCATAAAAA